TACTTCTGAAGAACCATGAGATTGGCGCCCTGTTTCAGTAGTACAGTAAGACTTGAGACCTGCCCATTTTCCTGAGCACTCCAATTCTCTATATTTACGCCTGAAGTAGCGAAGATAAGGCCTTGTAACTGGTCCGCAAGAGCCATATCAGATGGGGGAACAGCATTAGGTATAATCTTTTGAACGTCTGTGATCTCGTATCCTTCATTGATGAGGATGTCATAACCTTGTCCATGTTTCTTTAAATTATCTTCATTTGCTACCGCGCCGACTTTTCTCAAATATCCTGTATTAATGGAACTCTCTGATATATCGTGGTTTAGCACGATTCGGCGTGACATCAAAAATTGACTTGACCGCATAGTAGACATAAGAGATCTAGCTCTTAAGCCAGGAATATTCACATGTGGTTCATAGTTCCAGAATACCGGAACGAACGGGCAATCATCGAAACCTAGAGGATTTTCACCTTGGAACATGAGCTGATCATTAAGTACTACTGCGAGCTTCCAGCATGGAGTTTCAACTTCTACGACTTGTAGATCTTGGATGTTGTATAGGATTTCATCGAGTTGCTCTTGGCCTCCACCATAATCAAAGAACTGATTCCTCGATGGAGAATATAGACGCTTCTTCTTACGACGCCACTTATACCAAACATAGGAAAGTACCATGAGATCGTTACGAGCCATGTTGTAATTCTCTGGGAGGAAGTAGAATGATCCATATCTTTGAGGAGAGCCAAGCATAGGCATGATCTGGCCCATCTTATCTGGGAACCGAGCTTCAGCTTCCTGTTTGGAGATATATTCCTGACACCAGACGAAGTTTGCATCACTCATGTCAGATTCACGGAAATATGGATCAACCATAAATGCGTTGTATTCCCAGACTTTTGCTTTCAATGAACCCTGTGCTGGATCGTCTCCAGTATAATCTAGAAATGGCTGCATTAGAACCATTCCGCTAACTGCTGCTAATTCACACGCTTTTGAATAGGCTTCATTAATACCTTGCGCATTCGCAATATGATCGATGATTCGCGTATATTGGTCTGTGGTATGAGGATCAGCGCCTTCTGTTGGTATGTAGTTAATAGATTTGCGATGTTGACGTTGATAGCCTGTGATCATATTGATCGGTTGCTGAGAAATGTTGAAGTAGAATTGGCCAGAGTTGCTAGTTCCTTGGCTTACATTGAAATGGCGATTGACATAGCTTTGCGCGCCCGCGTAAAAAAGGGTATCGATATTCGATTCATTCCAACGCGCTTGTTCAAGAGGTTGAAACTTTGCGTAAAGGTTGTCTAACCAGCCTCTGACGTTTCCTTGATTTGGCTCTAGATTATCTTGCCAGGGGGGCATGTAAAACGACACAGGGAACCTCTAATAATGTAAGGATTACAATAGCAGTAAATATTTTACTTGTTAAGAGAGTTTGGTGAATATGAACAGAATGGGCAGATCTGCACTTCTGTTTCATAAATATCATCATGACAACATTGAGCGATAGTATAGCTTAACTTCAATGGTTCTTTTGGTGAAAAATTGCGTTGATAACATTTCCATATGCCATTCCATCGACCTTGATTGCACTCTTTTTCGCAATGATGTTTAAAATAAGGCTTTTCTTTTTCCCACATTCCCACTTTTTATTCCTCCGTAATAGGCTTCTTAGCAGTCAATCGAGTATTGAAAATATTATATTTATCCTTCCATCCAGCTTTCGTTCCGGGCTTTCCTAGCAATTTGCGCCGTTGTTCTTTACGGAGGATTTTTCGACAATCAATACACCGATTTCCTTTTTTTAAAGTCTTGTAATTGTGTATGAAATCGGAGGGATAAGGCTTCATGAGGTTACATTTATTACATCGATGGAATTGATCCATTAAAATTGCCTTGTATTACCAAGTGATCGTCCATCCCCAACATCTTCGCCCCATTTAAGGCTCTTTTTCTTTCCAAAGGCGGTAAAAAGTGCGTAGCGTAGGGCGTCGCAATTTGACACTATTATACCGTTAGCGATCATATTCCTATTTTTAGATACAACCATACAATAAACATCTTCAAACCCAGCTTGTTTAATAGACTTAACTCTTACGCCTACCACTTCCGCATTTTCTAGAACAGAATCGGAGTTTTGCATATTTATTTCCTTTGAATTGTGTTCCACACTTTTCGCATATGATATTTACGTCGTCAATACCAGATTTCCTACGTTCTGCCGATTTACATTTATTAGAGCACCAAGTTTGATGGTGCAACTTAGTCTTAAAATCAGAACCACAAAACTCACAGACTTTTTGAACAGATTCTCTTATGAGCCAAGTTTCTTTTCCGTGTTTCTTGTGCCATTCTATCCCTGCCTCGGATCCATGCCAAACATCTGCAAGCGGACGGACTATCGATTGCATTCGAAGGCGAGCATTATTCGCTTTCTCTTCGGTAAAGTGTATCTTTACATGAGCTTTTGGAGTAATCAATTCCAAATTTTCAATCGAATTATTTGACTTGTCTCCATCTTTATGATGAATGTGTATTCCTTTAGCAATTGCACCAAACCAGTTTATCCATACCCATCGATGTGCCCTTATTTTGGGACATTGGGTGCTGATCCAATAACCTGTTTTTTTATCTTGGTAGAAGGTTTTTTCGAAGTGGATTTGATATTGCATACCAATACTATATCGGAGAGCGTCAATTCCTGCAAGCAGATTAGACCTCGAGTTGTCATGACTTGATGATCCCCTGTTGCCCTAAGTTTTTTACCATCTGCGAGTTCTAGTTCGAATATTTCTGCCTTTTCTCGTGTGAGTTGAGGAGCTAAATATTCATCCTTTTCCAACCTTTGAGAGAATCTATTAAAGCTAAGCAACCGACCGCGCTTCTTGACCATATCCGATAATCGTTGGATAGTTGCTTCTTTCTTTCCATCTACCGAAGATAATAAACTGATAATCGTATCACCTGTGAAGCAAGCATGATCATTCTTCTTTATGGGAGCTTCATCGCCCCGCTCCGCTTTCTTAGAATCCCAAACATATTGCTCTATCTCGCCAATCAGATTTGGGCAATCTTTAACTATTTTAAGCTCATGATTACTGATAAGATTAGCCACAAAAGTAATGCCAGGATAAACATCGTTCTTCGCTTGTATAACCCGCATTCTACGACGTTTGAGCTCAACTTCAAAAGACTCAGCACTAGGATCAAGGTAAATACCACGAACATTATAACCATCACAAAATTGCTCCAAGTCATCTGCAAGTTCCGAGTTTAGCTTTTGTCTGTAGGTTTTCTTGCTGTCCCAGTAGTATTCTTTTTCGACCCATAAATGCGGTGAATATTCATTGCTTTGGCCAATAAGAACCGCTGCAAATGCATTATGCACTCCGTAATCCACCCCCACAAAGTAATTATCAGCGTAATGAGGAGCGCGAGGTAGCACATGAGTTTGTCTAGAAAAGTCTGCATAGATTGCTCCTTCAGCTGCTACCCATTCACCTAAAATATACCTACGATAGAATAATCCGGTATATTGATTCTTTAGATCATATTTAGCGCGCTCCGAAAGTCCGGGATTGTCATCAATGTTGAAGTGTAGGTTATAACAATAATCTCTATCAGGATTGTCGATAAGATTCGATTTGACAGGGTGAACCGGGGAATTTGGATTGCCTGTTGCTATCATCTTAGACCAGGGATGAGATAATCTCGTTGTTAGCATGTCTATGAAGGAATAAGGGATTGTAGTAATTTCATCCACATATGATAACGAGTGAGTATTGCCTTGAATAGCCCTTACACTTCCTTCGTCATGTGCGCCAATGACTCTAATTTCTTTGTCACCAAAGATGAGGGCTTGCTTTCCTGGCTTCCAGACACAATAACCTCGAAAGAGTTCATCGGTAAGCAGCTTCACTGCGTTTTCTTTGATAGCCCCGAAGCTATTACCAATCATAATGATCTTATTATCTGGGCAATCTATAACGAGTTCAGCGAATCTGAGTAAAGTAGAATAAGTTTTCCCTGATCTTACAGAGCCATGAGCAATATTGATTTTTGCTACTGAATCCCGTATAAATGTCTTTTGTTTATCAGAGAGTGAGACTTGAACCATCTAGACGAACTTGTTAAAATGTTACGATCTATGCCCGAAGGCGCTTTGCTTACTGGGGTGAATCACTATGATCTGATGCTTGCGCTTGAGGCTGTTCAGGACGCCCTTCTTTCATTGCGGCAGAATAATTCTTTAAGTCAGTAATAAGGCTTTCAATGCCTCTATTCATATCATATTCTCTCTGATTTAAACGGTTCTTACCAAGCCAAATTTGCATAGTGACATTTCCTTTTAAAGCTGTTTCAAATTGTTTAGCTCTCAATATAGAATCGCCTCTTTGTCTCTTTTCAGCAGCATATGCCGTAAATCCCATTCCATATTCATCCTTAACTCTATTATAAAAAGTTTCATGGTGCATGTCAAAATGCGCACATATTTCTGTACCAAGACATCCAGCCATTAAAAGATCATCTACTTTTTTCCAATCTATTGGTTTTTCAGGTCTCGACATTCAAATCCTCGCAAATTTCGCTATTTCTCAATACAGTATAATCTTTATTATTTTTTCTTCTATATTTTATCCACCTTTGTACAATCATATCGCAATATATTGGATCAAGTTCTAGCCCAAAACAAATTCGATCTAATTTTTCACATGCGAGAAGAGTTGTTCCAGAGCCTAAGAAAGGATCATAAACAACTTCGCCTTTTGAAGTATTATTTATAATAGGACGAGCCATACATTCAAGAGGTTTCTGCGTGCTATGGTTTGTTCGTTCATCATCTGAATCTTTCTTTTTATCTCCGCCAAAAGCATTTAAATTTGCTATTTTCCAAATGGTTGATTGATCTCTGGCACCTTGCCAATTATGATTATGTCCTTTTTTAACTGCATACCAACAAGGTTCGTGATGCCAATGATAATCCC